AGTCGCAGCTTGAGGGTGCATGCCGTTCCGCGCACCAGCGTGGGAGGCGGCAGCGTCCTCATGTTTTTCTCGTCACGCACGACTGCGACCGATTCGTGCGCGTCAAGATAGATAATGTGTTCCTGCATCAAGGGCTCCTTGAGGTTAAAGGGTGAATATGAGGTTCATTCCTGAAACTCGAATATCGAATTGAAATCGTAGACGGCATGTTCCAAGTGCATGTCCCAGCCGACAGATGCAACATCGTCTTCGGGAAGACCAGCTGGCAACGTCACCTGCGTCGGCCAGTTGGAGAAGAAAGTCCCATCCTCCTGAAGCTGAAACGTGTTCAAGCCCTTCGTGACCGGAGCATTCAGAGGATCGAAGGTTCCGATAAACGGGTCGGCCACTTCCATGACCAGATATCCTGACTTCGGCTTGAGCTCATCCGGCGTTTCTTCTTCGTAGTATGGAGCCGCCGTGACCGGCAGGCGCATTTCCACATCCACGCAGACATCCGAATACATCCGCGTATAGCAGATCAGGCTGGGACTGAAATAATACTCCTCGACCTTGGTTTCTCTCGGCGCAGAATTCACTGCCTCCTGCCGGGAGTGATACGGGCTGTTATACATGCTGTCTTCCCAGAAACATTCCTCTGTCGTCAGCGCAATAGATGGGCTGTTGTCCTTGAAACGCCGGAGCTTTTTCAGCATCTTCACCCGCTGCAGCACCCACGGCACGTACAGAGACGGCTGGTTGATGTCAAGTCGACAGGCATCAATCAGCTCCTCGTCCCCGATATCGTCCAGCAGGCTCCTGAGCGTGTAAAGCTCTCCATTGGCGTCTACGCATGTGTACTGATGCCCCGGACAGGTGTTTTCCTGTCCGTGCCACGGATAATACTGGCACATTCTTGTACATGGTCCCATCGGCCCGAACATATTTGCAATCGGACACTCAAGGATATTGATATTCGTCCAAGCAAACAGGGCAAGATAACCATCGAAGTTCCTACAGAATGTCTTGACCGAAAGAACATCGGTCTTCGTGAAGATGTCCGGGAAGATTCTGTCCCGGTATTCGTCCAGCGTCCAGTCCCAACCCCCGCCATATTGAGCGATGTAGCTTGCTCGCTGCCGTTCAAACAAGGCCCGGAGGAGCCCTTCTGCGACGATCATCGGCTTGCAGAAGGTCGGGTCGTCCAGATGATAGTCTGCCCAGCTCATGAACACCATCTCCCGGTAATCTCGATGTTACCGCAGAGGTGCGTCTGGTGAAGAACACCCTCGGCATCCACGGACGCCAGCTCCTTATACCAGTATTGGGACCAGCGGTCGGCATACTGCGACAAACTCGTGATGAAGCCCATTGTGTAGTCCGCCGCCTCGCTGTCGTAGGTGACTTCCAGATAGATTTTCTTTCCGGGCTCGACCTCGACCGTGCTGACGGGGATGTTCCAGGTTTTGCTTCCGATGCGGACAGTCCCGGCATTTTCGTCATTCACATCAGCGCCGTTGAAGATGGTCGCCGTGGTTCCGTCCAGGCTGACCTTGAAGGCTCCGGCATATCCCGAAACGATTTGCGGAGCTGCCGCCTGCGGCTGGCTTCCCCCGAGCAGAATAACGGCTGTCGTCCCCGAAACATGCAGAATTTTGGCGGTTCCGCTGTTTGCCCGGACAAATGTCCGCGCACTGCCCGACTTGACGAAGTTACCCGTTCCAGAACCGACAGTCACGGTCGCTGTCCCGATCAGGATGCAGCTCCCGCATTCCTTCGGCGCGAGAGTTCTGGTCACAATACCGAATTCCGCTGTTCCGGCAGGAGCCTGCTTTACGGGAAGAGCGTCTCTCTTGATGAGGTCCGAGGTGAACACGACTGCCGTGTTTGCCGGAATCGAGGCTGTGGAAGCGTTGTACACGCTCACTCTTACAGAGCCGAACGGAACACTTTTCTGTCGGCAGTCCTGGAATCCGTGAGCGGCATTTACCAGGTGCCGGATATCGTTGCTCAGCCGGGCATTCGGTTTGAACGGATCACCCGGCGAAACGTCAGGATAGAAAGACATGTCAGACCCCCAATTCTCCGAAATCACCGTACTGGACGACCTGAGAAATGTGCGCTGCCTCAATGTCCACATTCGGAACATCCGATTCCACGCTCGTTTTCGGGATGGCCGAGATGTATTCGAAGCCCTTCTTCGAGCCGAGCGAGTGTCCGCAAAGCTTCGCGTTACTTTCGTTCAGCTGAATCGAAAAATGAAACGTTACCGATACATGCTTCGCGCTCTTTGCCCGACTGTAGCTCATGCCCAAGAACATCGCTTCGCCGGGCTGCCAGCCATTAAAGGTCTTTGAGTTCACCTTGCCGACGAAGCCAGCAACTTTCCGGATGAAATCGTTCGTCAGCCTCGAAACGCGCATAGTTTTCGTATGCGTCTCCCGCAGTTCGGCGGTCGGGACATCGACGCCGGCGATCTCCATCTCCGTGCCGTGCTTCCCGTTCCAGCCGATAGCGCCTCCGGCGTCAATCGTGCCGTAGGCGATTCGCTGATCGATAGCGAACGACACATGCTTTGTTCCGGCACCGCAGTCGAAACTGATCGTGGACTCTTCGTCCTCCTCGTCATCGCCGTAGGAATCCGCGGTAGCCTCCGCCTTATAGGTCGCGTTCACTTTGAAGGTCGTGTCGCCTTCGCGGCTGTCGATCTCGATGGCATCCAGAGGGAGGCTGTGAAGCGTCTTCGGGGCCGTATTGAGGACGGCGGTCAGCGCCGTATCCTCATCCGCGGCATCGAAAACGATATACGGGACCTCGACCGACGTATATCGTCCCCAGCGGTCAATGCTGGTAGCGTGCTCCTTGTAGTTCTGTTCGACTTTTGCCGCCATATAAACTCCTGTTATGTTTGAAAAACTGGGGAGCCTCGCGGCTCCCCGTACCCTAAGCCTGAGGCAGAGGGGGTGTAGTGCTTATCCGTAGGTCAGAGCTTTGTCCTGGCCGATCTTCTTCAGCAGCTTGTTCGTCTGCTGCGTGTTCTTCGCCATCTGCTCGGTCGCCTTCGCTGTCCGTTCCTGCGCACCGCCGCCGAGGAGAGCATCCAAAGCTTCGGAGCTCCATGCCCCCATCGACTTCTCTCCGGCAGAGGAGATTTCCTGAATCTTCACCTCGGAGCGTTCCGTCTCCTCGGCGGCGGTTTCTGTCCGTTCGCGGATTTCTTCGACCCTATCAGCTTTCTCCGCAGCTTTCTGTTTGACCTCGTCCATTGCTTCCTGCCAGGCGGCGCGGGCGCTGGCAATCTCCTCGGCTGCTCCGGTCAGGGCATCCTGATACGCCTTCTGGTGTTTCAGAATCTCCTGTGTCTGCGCTTCATCCGCACTCGCATTCGCTCGATCCCAATCGTCGTTAATGCTCGCAAGCTCGGCCTTTCTCTGCGCGGAGGCCTGTGCCTTCGCGTTTTCTCTGGCACTCTTCCGTTCATTGTATGCCCGTTCGACGCGGGCGATTTCGGCCTCGACTTCTTCGTCGGAGTCGAAGAAGCCCTTCGTCTTGATCCAGACCTTCTGGATTTCCAGCACGGTCTTCTCGAAGGCGGCGATGATGCCGTTCCAAATAAAAGCCCATGCGTCCTGCATGGCGTTGCCGATGGATTTCAGTCCGTAAAGCAAGCCGTACCAGAGGTTGTTTCCGAGCTTCAGAATCGAGTACACGATGACAGTCCAGCTGTCGGCGAGGAACATTTTCAAGCCTGCCCACGCTTTCTTTAGCGGTTGTAGCCCGGTCAGCCAGGCGAGCTTCAGGGCAGCGAGGCCGACTCGTGCGGCTCCGGCCAAATCGCCGGACATGAATGCGGTCTTGATGGTCTCCCAGGTCTGTCCGGCAATATCCCGAATCGAGGTGAAAGCGCCGGTAACGTCCTCGGCAAGCTCGCTCGCCTCGGCTTTGCAGGCCGCCCATGCTCCCGTCAATTCCCACACGACTGCTATCACGGCGGCCAAGGCCGCGCCAATCAGGAAAGCCGGAGAAGTGATGGCTGCCCACATCGCCAGTGCGATAACTTTCGTGGCAACCATCGCCGTCTGCAGGAGGCCGAACAATCCGATCAACCCTTGGATAGCGACCATCGGTGCAAGGACAGCAGCTTTCAGCAGGAAGAACACGGTCGAGAGCAAGCCGACGCCGACAGCCATCGCTTTGATGGCAAGCCCGGCGGCGATCATGCCGACACCGACAGCAGCGATACCGGCGACGACCTTGACGGCCATGATGACCACTTCCTTGTGTGCGGCGATCCACTCGGCCACCACATTCAGCGTGGAAGACAACCGCTTTACATAAGGATTGAGAGCCTCGCCGATGACCCGCCCGATGGCAATCTGGCATCCCTCAATCGCGCTCATCATGATTCGGAACGCGCCCCCAATACCGGCATCCATTTCTGCCGCTGTCTGGTCGGCGACCCCGCCGACGTTCTTCAGCCTCGAAATGAACTCGTCCAACTGCTGGACGTTTCCGCCGAGCTGGAGCCCGGCGAGGGAGCCGCGAAGGTCGAAGATTTCCTCGGCAAAACCCAAGCGTTGGGCTGTCGGGAGCTTGTTCATGTACTTCGCGATGTCGGCAATAATGTCCGGCATCGACCTCAGATTTCCGTTAGCATCCGTGGTGGCGACCCCAATGGCTTTGAGCTTGTCCTGCACCTTCGTTTTGGCGAACTGCGAGTAGGATTTCCGCAGGGCGGTCCCCGCGAGCGACCCCTTAATGCCCATGTTGGCGAGCACGCCGAGAGCGCCGGACACGTTCACGAGATTGTCGTTCGCGGCCGCAGCCTGCGGTCCCGCCATCTTCAGCCCTTCGGCGAGGTCAGTCAGCGTCTGCGCCGATCCGTTGGCCGTGGCGGTCAGGATGTCCGCGACGTTCGCCATCTTCGAGGTGTCGAGGCCGAACACCCTCATGTTGTTGGAGGCGATCTCGGCGGCTTCTCCGAGCTCGGTTCCGGTAGCACGGGCAAGGCTCAGGACGGCAGGGACAGCGGACAGAATCTCGTCCGGCTTCAAGCCCATGCGCCCCATAGCCGTCATGCCCTCGGCCACCTCTTTCGCCGTGTAGGACGTCTCGCGTCCGAGCTTCTCGGCGGCTGCGGTCAGTCTCTTGAACTCTCCTTCGGTCGCGCCGGATACGGCCTTGACCATGCGCATGGCATCATCGAAGTCGGCAAACGTCTTCGTGGCGAACGCCATCGGAGCCGCCAGAACGCCGGAGACGGCGAGCATGTTCTTGCCGATGCCCGTCAGAGCAGACCCGAAGCTTTTAATCTTCTGCTGGGCCTGCTTCAATCCCCGTTCAAGTTTCGTCTGGTCGAGCAGGATTTCGACGTATGCGCGTCCCGCTTTCACTTCGCCCGTTGCCGTGCTCATCTTTGTTCTCCTGACACCAGATATCCCGCAGGATGCTGACCGGTGCTTTCGTTTTTTGTTTTGCGTTGTACGGATTGAAGTCGCTCGGCTTCACGGTCCTGCTCTTCTTCGGGTCACGAAGAACATTGGCGATCAGAGCCATCAGCGAAGCTGTCTGCCCCCACTCGAACCTTCCGCGGGCTTCCGTCATGCGGACGAGCTCGCGGAGAGTGAATCCGTTCGGATCTACACCGCAGATTCCGGCACAGTCCCAGATGAGCCGGTCAACCGATCCAGCTCGGAGACCACCCGACTCTCGAATTCGCCGTTCAGCTCTGCCTCCAGCTTCTTCCTCGCGGCTTCGCTGAACTTGCGGCTGGCGGACAGAATTCTCTGCATGACCATCCGCTTCGACTCCGGGAAAAAATTGATCACTTCCTCCAGGAGTGCTGTGGTCGCGTGTTCGATGGTGTCGCCCGCCATAGCCTCGCCGAAGTCCTCATCTGTGATGCCGAGCTTGTCGGCCTGAGGCTTGCAGACGGCGTAGAGAACATCCACGAGCAGGACGGGGTCGGAGGAGAGACGTTCGAGCAATTCGGCGGACGGCTTGTTGTTCTTGTCGAGCTCCACAATGGAGTTGAGGTCGACTTTACAGAGCCCGCGAACACGTTTGACGGTCGCCACTGTGACTTCAAGTGTCCATGTGCGGCCTTTGTTGTCAGTAAAAGATTTCATCGTCCACCTCACACCCAGACCGGAGCCCGGTCGGAGGCAGTCGGCTTCGCGGTAACTTTGACGGTGACGGCTTCTTCCAGAGGCTGATCCACGGTAAAGCCCGTGACCGAAAAGTCGGCATCGAGGCCATGCGCGGTGGTGTCGCCGTCCGTCACGAACAGGGAAAGCGGCGTGTTCGTGAAGTATGCCGTTTTGAACGCGAGGAAGTCTTCGTCCTCGGTGTCGTAGAGAATGGTGATTTCGAGAGACGCTTCTTTGAGGGTGGCGACGCTCAGTTTCCAGCCCTTTGCCTTTCGGGTGGTGACGTCGGCCTCGCCGGACTCCAGGCTGAGGGAAACGTCCTTGACGTTGGTGACCTCAATCGTCCCCTGGGTTCCGGCAGTGCCGCGGAACAGTTTTGCATCAAGACCAAGTTTGATGGCCATAGATAGATCCTTTCATTGTTTCTTGACCGCGTTCTCCCACAGCTTCGGAAGCTGAGGCGCGGTCTTGTTCAAAGTCGGTCCCATGAGGGGACGTTTCGGGTAGCGGCGGCGTCTGTATAGCCCGCCGAATTCGTGGGCGGTCATGGACACGCCGATGAACTTCTTGGCGGGACCGATGACCACACTCATCCGGTTTTTGTCCACGCCGAACAGAATCGAACGTTTCAGCAGTCCGCGTCGAGTGTGCGGAGGCGTTCCCTTTTCCGAGGCGCGTTTCGACTTATGGACGGCATTCCGAGCCGCTTTCCGGACGTAAGCGCCAGCCCTCCGCAAGGATGCCAAGTTTGCCTTGTTGACTGCCCCCAGAAGCCGCCTCGAATCGAACTCGAAGCGCATTTTTACGGACATGGGGTCCTTTTCAGAAGGTCAGCATTCCAGCCGCCTGCAGGTGTCGCGGAACACGAGTTCAATCACGCTCGTGAACTGGTGGCGTTCCCTGAGGTCGTCGGCGGAATAAATCGGGTTGAATCCGACAGCCACGCATTTGGCTCCGCAGAATTCCTTGTTCAGGAAGCTCATTCCGAGCTTCTCGACGGTCGCCAGAAGCTCGTCCAGTTCCTCGTCCTTCGCCCGCTTCATGAAGCCGATCTGGAGCTTGACCGTGCGTTCCTTGAGCGCCCGCGTGATGTTTTTGTAGGACAATTCGACGGGGACGACCACGACCTTCAATTCTTCCAGCTCGCGAAGCGTGAATTCGGGGGCAAGCGCAGGTTTCGCATGCCAGTCATCAAGGCTGGCGGCAACCGCCTCGCTCAAAACCAGGCAATCCATATTGTCGATCATCTCCGCATCAGCTCCATTACGATGTTTCCGATTGCGGCAAGCAGGGCAATCAGAGCTGCGCCGAGCGTGGACATCATCATCTTTTGCAGGTCTGCTGCAGGTTTGCACGGAGGATAGTGGTGCTCGCCACGCCCGAAATGCATGTTCAGCATTCCGCGAAGTTCCGCGATGTCCAGTCTTGCCTGGTTTACTTCATGCCAGAGGTCTCGGGTGTCCGGCACCGGCACTGCATCTTTGTTTTCGTTCATCTTTTCCCAATCTCCTTGGT